GCCAAGCCAATAACTTTAACCATTTGCCATTGCATAGCATCGACTCCCATTTGTAAGTTAAATCAACAGGACTCACAGGCCAGTCATAGCAGTTATCTAAAATAAAACTGCCTTTGTCTGTATCTACCCACAGTACACAATGCCCTTGACCATCGGGCATATAACACACGCATAATCCGAGTTTATCGCTTGGCCAACCTTGTTCTAGCAGCAACTTACGCTTGAGCAAAGCATAATCTTCACAATCGCCAAAATCAGTTGGTAAACACCAATGTTCAGGCTTGCCGTATTGCGCTAAATCTGTTTTGTAAGTGACTGACGCATTTACTTGTGAGTTAATGCGTTCAGCTAAGTTATAAGGGCTCATGTGATAATAATGTCTTTAAACTTGGCAGAACAACCACTTTTTCCAATGTGCATATAACCGCCACGATATGTATTATCAGTGATAGAAACTGATTGCCCTGTATCGCTACGGGTCGCAGTGATTGTTGTTGCTGTCACTACAATTGTAATAGTTGCAAATGTGTCTAGCGCAAAAGCCGCCCCACTCACTTCTGATTGCAAAACAGTTCCAACGCCTTTGGCTTTTTTATATATCTGCAACAAGCCCATTTTTCGCGCAATGATGTGATAGCCTTGTACTTGGTCTGTTAATAGGTCTTTGTATTCCGTATCATCGTCAGCACAGATAAACGCACCATACCACCGCCCAATATCTAACACCGACTCATGCTTTGCTGTAAAATTGAGTGTAAACGATGGATTCATCGGGCAAGCCCAACCCATTAACGCGCCAGAATATCCGCCAACTGATGTGTCATAGCCCCAATAATAACTACCAGCACCATCGCTTAGCATTTTTCCACGGTTTTGTGTGTTTGCAATCATCCCACTCATCCATTTACCATCTGCCGTGAATGTGTCTCTTGTGGCTAATGCTGTTGTTGCGCTTAAATACTCAGCTTCATCTGATATAACGCCAACACAACCCAGAGACACTTCATAAGCAAACTGCGCTCGACGATTTAATGTGTAACGAATAATACCAATACCAACTGCTTTAGCATTAGAAATTGCCGTTTCATCACCAGCCGCATTTGCCCCATAGCCAACAAAACTTATTCCTAAATCTTTAATCGCTTGCCAGTTAGAAACATTAGCCAGTAGGCTTACTAAGTATAGACAGTCATACCCATATCTAGCTGGAGTAACTAATTCAGGCAAAGAGAAAGACCCCACAATCATCTGATTACGTTTCAACCCGATGCGTTTTGCATGAGCAGCAATCAACGCACCACTTCCTGCGTTTTTGGCTTCAGGTAGAATAATCCCACGATGAGAAATCATTCCACAAACGTCTGAGAAAATAGGGGGTGGTTCTGTATCAGAATATCCAGCCCCTAAATAAGTTGTCGGGTCTAAGCGTAAAGCTTGCCATTGAGCTAATGTAAGGTTCTGCCCTGTTCCTGTACTAGATGTTGTTCTATTGACAGTGCTATCGTGCATTACCCCTAATTCCTCCGTTGAAGTCAGTGTAATGCAGTCCAATTCAACAGGTAAATTTATAGAAGCAATATTGTTAAAACCCGACAAAGAATTTTCAGGGTTTACATTAGAGCTACCACGATGCGCTATAACGAAAGGTTGTGGATAATTTGCCAAACCCCGAAATTGTTTAGTCAAGTTGCACCCCCAAAGTTACATTAACAAGGCTTGATGTACTAGCAAATGTGACAGCAGAATCACAGACTAGGTATCCGTAGATAACCCCACCAGTAGACTCAATCGGAATGTTCAAAGATGAAGTTAAATAGCAAGACATTACTTCACTACCCGACCCGTTTGCTGCAACCCAAGTTACAGGGATGGAGGTAATTTTCAGTAAGCAGTCCGCTGTTGTTAAAGCGAATATACCGTTATCAGCAATTGTGGAGGGTTGTGATTTAAACAAATGTAGGACGAATACAGCAGTCTGAGCAGATTTTAAATCCATACTAATTGCTTGTAAAACCCCAGTATCAATACCATTAGTCAAAGCCCCAGTGAATGTTATTAAGCCACCGACAACATCTTTAGCAGAATACGCACCATTTGTAACAGTTAAACCTGCGACAGACACTCGTTTGGATTTCTTTGAAACAACAGGCAACGGATTGCTAGAGCTAACAGCACTACCGCCATTAAATATATTAAGACCATTATCTTGGCTAATAATTGCTTTTGGATAACCAGTAATCATTTTCTTGAATCCTCTTTTGGTAATTCACATTCATTATCTAAGCCAAATCTTTTGACTAAATACGCTTCAAACTTAAAAATAATGCGTGTCCCCATGTGACCACTTATCGCAATAAATGCAGCCGTTAGCATCTCATCAAAACCTGCACTACGGCATAAAAAGAAAGTGACCAATCCAGCAAACGCACTAACAACCAATTCGCCAATCAATCCAATGATGTTGTAATACTTGGCCTCACCATTACGCACCCTCCGCACAAAACTAGCAGCCCCACCAAGCATGGCTAAACCAAACACCCATGCGTAAGTTAATAAATCAGCAAAGGGGGCAGAAAAAGAGGTTTTTTCTGGCATCACGCTATCCCCAAGGCTAATTTCGCACGTTTCCAGTATTCTTTGCGGTCGTCTAACCCATTCGTGCCGCCGTTAATAATCTTGGTACACGCGGTAATAGCGTTTAAATCCGCCTGTTTATTTAATTTTTTATCAAACCAAAACCAGCACGCACTAGCTACGGCATGGCGTGGTACTTCAAGTAAGTCAGGATTTTTCAATAGGGGTAATTGCAAGGCATGGCCACACTTTTGATAGTTGTCTTTGCCTGTAATTTGAATAAGACCGCGCCCCTTATAAAGTTGGCCATCACCATCGGCTTCAGGCGTATTGCCTAGTCGTTTGGCTAATGACCCTGTGTCATACTTGCTTAAATACTTATCACTACCAAGCTCTTCTAAGTATCTAAACTCACCACTTTCGTGTAACACCTGAGCAATAAACATGGCTTGGCGTTGCGGTGTGTTAATTGTCCAAATTGGCATTATTTCTGCTAACAATGCAGCAAATACAACGCAACGCTCTTTGCCTTGTTGTGTTTTGCACGCACTTTGTAAGCCTTCAATTGTTAGCACAGCAACCTCCTATCGGTTTGACATAGTTAAACCAACGGCACTTGCGGTTATAGATTTAACAAATCGCACTAAAATAGACGATGCGCTTAATTGCAGTTGCTCATAATCTTTAGCAAGTTTTACAGCACTGCCATTCAGCATATAAGGCTGCCAATCAGGTACAGGCAAACTAAAATCGTAAATATCTACTAGAATTTCTTCACCTGTTTGCAAGGTGGTGCTAGTAAAGGTGTAATTGACTAAATCGCGTATTTCTATCGGGTCGGTTGTGACGGCACTTGTTGTAGCAGGGATAATCACCTTGCGCGTACCGTGCAACTGCACCCCATCAACAATAATTGCCGTCATAGTATTAACCCCTTAAATAACAGCACGGGGCTGCACCAAGGCAACACCAACAGGCAACGCGGTAATAGTTTTAACAAAACGCACACGCAAGCTAAGGCTGTCTAAGGCTAACCAATCATTATCTTTAGTTAATTTTACCGCCTCACCCTCGCGGTTAAATGGCTGAAAAGACTGGCTTGCCTCGTTCCATATCTGTACTGCAACCTCTTCGCCTGTTCCTAAAGGACTACTAATCACCGAGTAGTTAATTGGATTTTGCATACTGCCTGACGCACGAATTTCAAACGGCTCTGACGTAGCAATAGCGGTTGTTGGCGCAATAGCAACCAAGTGTGTGTTATTTGCTGATATACCCATGATTCAATCTCTCTATCTATGGCTTAATGCCTTGCCTAAATTATTTAAACCGCGAATTACTTCATTAAGTCGCTCTAAAGGGGCAATCAATAATTGATTTTCTGCCTCTTTCGCTTTTTGCAGTTGCTTAAAGCCTTGGCTATCAAAAATATCGCTCAAGTCTGATAATGCCATGTTTAAAGCCTCGTTATAGGATAGGGTTACAAGTCCAGCACTACCCGACAAAGACAATGCCGCACTTACCCAACTATCAACTAAAGCTGATTGCTGTTGCAGTGAGACAGTCGGATACTTGAAATCGGGCTGGCGCAACGCCATGACCCTCCTTGTGCAAGCACACCAAACCTTCGTTATCAAAACCTAATTCAAAATAAAAATTTAACTGCTCAAGGCCAATTAAAAAAGCGTGATACAGTTCTGCAAAATCACGTTCGGGATAGGCTTTAAAAATCGTAATGCGCTCTTTTAACCAGTCTTTGTAAAAGGCAATAGGGGTATTTACGGTAGGGTAATCTTCTTTTTTAAATTCATCTAATGTTGCCAACTGCGCGGCCATGCACCCAAAAATCCAGTCTTGCCATGAGTGGCAAACATCTTCTAAGGCTTCGGCTTGCCATCCAAACAGAGGGCTTAATTGCCAATCTTCATCAAAACCCAATGCAATAGGCTCAAGGCTTAACGAGTGATTCATGCGTAAATAATCAGAATACTTGGCACTATCGCCAATCGGAAAATCTGACTCGCCTACACAGGTTGCGGATATGTATTGTGCTACCAACAAATAACGCTCTTGCACGGTTAATTCGCGGCTGTTTATGCCACTTAAAACACAAGATAAAAACTGACTGGTGGTGTGTTCATGTGCGCTTGGATTAAGTTTAACCAAGCCTATAGCCTCGCCAATTGTTAGCTCTCGCATATCAAAATTAGCGTGTGGTAATTGTAGTTGAGGAATTAGCAGCATAATAAAACCTTATATTTTTAAAAATTAAAACCCACTATCACGCAAAAATACGTCTAGCCCAGCATCGCTTTTAATGCTCAAACTACGCGCATAATCATCTTTGCCCCATGCCGTCAACGTAGCCAAAGTTAATTGCACAGACGCGCTTAACATCTCGCCATCTTTTGAGCGTGGCAAAACCAAAGGATGACCAATACTTTCAATCACTAAAGGGGTGTAGGTTCTACCGCCATATTCTAGGGCAACAAACTTAGGTATTTTTGAGGGGAATACATCGTTAAACGCTTTTCTAGCGTTACCTGCCTGTACATCTTTAATCACATTTACAAACGCGCTTTCGTCCGCCAATTCTTGAGGTAATGCCCATGCAAATAATTGGTTTATAGGGCTTTCAACTTCGTCTTGAGCATTTGCCCACGCCCTAAAATACATCGTGATAGGTATTTTAATCGGTGGCAATCCCGAAAACACTTGTCGGCTATTGAGCTTGGTAATACCTGTTTGACCTTCTAAGTTTTTTGCCTCATTGCCTAATGCTTCAAGGGTGTTTCTTGCATCACCAATAATGCCTTGCGCCTCTTGCGGTATAAAATCAGCCAACAAAGCAAATAAGGTGCTTGCTTGGCCGCTTTGGATTAACTGGCTAATAGACGAATACTTAGCGTCTGTCCCTGTGTTTTCAAACGCACTATTCCAGTTAAGCGACACGTCTATATTGCCATCGGTCAAAGGTGCAATTACGGTGTTGTCAGTGCTTGGATTTTCGGGCTTGCCGTTTTTATCAACAGGGTAAATCTTGGCAATCAAGTGTTTATTTAAGCCGTAATTTTCACCGCCCCATTGACTGCCAAGTGTTGCCATTAAGCTAACTCCGCCTCAAGTTGGGCTTTATATGCGCTACGCTCAACAATTAAAGCGTCAATAGCAGATACTTGTTGCTCTAAAGACGCAACGCGCATTTTTTGCGTGTTTGTTAAGCCTGATGTTCTAGCGGCTTTTACCACATCATCGGCTTTAACTTTATTTGCTAAGGCTTTTTGGTAGGCGGTGCGCCCTGCTTTGATTTTTTGCACAATTTCTTGAATAACAGCTTCGGGTTTATGCGCGTCTTGATTGCGTAACGGGGTTAATTTGTTATTAACTTTAACTTGCCAAATATCACCTGTATTTTTTATAGCAAGGGTAACGGTTTGGCTATCGGCAAAGGTTAAATCTACGTTTTTGTAGGTAATGCCAGCACTGCGTTTTAAGGTTTTTTCTACGTCATGGCTGACTAATGTTTCGCCAAGCTGAGAAAACATCTTAATTAAGCGTTTCATGCTGTCGGCTTCGGTGCTAAGGTCTTTAATGTCAAATAACAAAGGGCTATTCATGGTGGTTATCACTCAAAACATAAACTAATAGCGGTTATTGTGAATGATTTTTAAGGGTGTTTTTTGAGAGGTTACAGATAGTAAAAGCCCCAATTAAGGGGCTGATTAGTATGCCCACATAAAAATAATGCAGGCAAAGACGATGGGCGCGTCTTTGTTCGGTGTACGGCCTAGCCTGCCGTCTTATCGTATGGCAAAAAAATAAGCACTTTTTTGAGGGTTACATCTTTCAAAAGCATTAAAAAGGCTGCACTTGGCAGCCTTTTTACAAATAAGCACAAAGTTAGCTGTTAGTACAAATTCATCTTCTTGCCAATGTTTAACGACTTTTGACGGCGTGCATTGGCTTGGCTAGAGTGCGCCCTACGACCCATCTTTAATGTCGCGGCTTTTTGCTTTGGCGTGCGTTTTTGCTTAGGTCCCTGACGTTTTTTCATCATCGTTCTTTTGCCGTTACGAATAACAGGGATTTTCTTGAAGTTAGCACTGTCAAAAACACTACCATCGCTATCCATATCAAACGCAAAGGCATTAAGCATATCTTCGGCTTGGTCTTCATCGCCCATAGAGTCAACTAAAAACTCTATCAAGCGATTAGCGGCTTCATCACGGGCATCATCATCCTTGCCATTAAACAAAGTTTCTAAATCGCCATCGTCCGCACCTAACGCACTCATGTAATCACTAGCGGCTTGAATCGCAACCATATACACATCGTCCGTATCATCGGTTGCAGGGTTGCCATCTAAATCAATACCGCCATCGGCAATGGCTGAGACTAAAGCATCTAAACGGTCATACAAAGACTCGCCTTTGTCTAAATCGTCCGTTTCTGCCCATGTTTGCACGGCATAGGCGGCTTTGGTGCGAATATCAGCCATTGCAGCCACAGCTACTAATTTATCCAAGGTAGGATTCATTTCTTTGCCAGTGTTTGCCGCGTCAAAACGCTCTTTTAATGTTTTGCCGTTAGTGATTGCCTCAACTTCTTGAGCAGTGTACAAACGGCCTTCTAATAATTCTCTTAATCCACTCATGGTATTTTACCCCTGATTAAATAATAGTTTGTTCAATAATGGCAACACGCGCCACACCATCAAACGACACACAAAAACGAACATCCATCCAATCATTAGGGCGCGACTCATTAGGCTTTAATTCAAGCGTATAAGTTAAACCTAAGAATTGAGGGTCACGACTTGGCACAAGCCAGCCGCTTGCTTCTGCGTTTTGACATAATCGTTCAATTTGTGCGCGGCTACGGGCAATAGCAACAGTCATGCCTTGCTGTAAGTAGTCTTTAACAATCCGTACCGCAATTTGATTCATGTGTGCTGACATTTCAGCCGTGGTAATCAATTTACGCTTACTGATTAAAGTACGCGCCATGGTCAACGAGTCACGGAATGTGTAACGACTACCATCACTAAACTTATCCAAAATCACAGGATTGATTTTAGCTTTAGCAAGGTTGCTTAATTGATTGGCTGTTGGTGTACGCAACTGAGTAATACCAGTACGCGGCAACGGCCAATTTTTACCTGCAATCGGATTATTTTTTGGCGCAAAACCAATGCTATTAACACGCGCATTACGGTTACAACGTAGGCCAATTTGTGCGCCACTGCTACCCCATGACTGTTTACCACCGTTAATAGGCTCATCACATTTTAAGGGTGTCCAATAGCAACTTATCAAAAAGTTATCTACATTTAAGGCATTAACCCATGTAATAGCGTCTTCTTCGTTTTTATCGCTTGGTACATCAATCGCTAATAGCGTTTCGGTGTTATAAGACAAGGCAATTAAACGAGTAAGCAACGGCACAGACTGCGTACCACCACCCATGATATAGCCAAAATCTTCGTTGGTATAACGCAAGGCATCACACGCCACATCCAACTCGGTATTAGTATAGGCAGTGTCAATATGGTTAAAGGGGTCAACCGATTCACGCACAAACAAACGTGTTCCGTTTGCCATTACGCCCATTGTGCTATCTTCAAGTGCTGATTGATACCCTGCATTGGGCATATTGCCAACACTAAACACAAACACATCACTGGCTAAGTCACCGATATAGCGTGTTTGACCAAACTCATCAACAGAATCAGGGTGTACCGCACCAATCGCACGATAAAGCACTTGGCCGCTAGTTTTGTCTAAAATCTCAATCGTTAAACGCAACGATTTTGGATTAAAGATTAAGCCTGTAACGTCGTAAGCGTCCACGTCATCGTAAGCATCAAAATTAGCACGGACAACAAAGCCCTCGTTAATGCCGTCTAAGAGCTTAAAGGCAATTGCTAATTCATCGGCAAAGCCACTGGCAATACTGGCGGCTGTGGTGATAATCCCTGTATTACCCATCGTAATAGGGTCGCCAGCACCATCTAAAATCGGTTCGCCTGTTTCGGTTTGTAGCGCACCTGCTGCTGCATCAATTTGAATGACCACATAATCATTCGTCACTTCTTCTCGTAGCAAGCGACTCACCAACACTTGTTGTGCGCCATTACGCAAGGCTTCAAAAACGTGTAAATACGCCTCATTTAATAAAGACTTATTTAACGATACCGCCGCACCTAATTTTGCTCTTAATGTTTGGCCATCCACCCAAAAAGGCTTATCAATACGGCCACGGCTAAAACTACCTACAATCGCGGCTGTTTGGTCTCCAAAACCTGCCACGCCATCGGTACGGTCAACAGTAGGGTTTAATTGAATACCCGACTGTTCACCAATTTGACGTTCAAACATCGCCATTTTCTACTCCTACGGAATCAATCACCACCAAGCCGTTATCCCAATCTCTCAATAGGTTTAACTGCATAAAGTTATGCTTAATTCTCATAAATTCTGACTCTGATACCGTCACCACTGTTTCGGTTTCTGACTCAAGCACAATACTTTTTACCTTTTCGGTCATGGTAAAAGGCGTATTATTTTGAATCGTTACCTCACGCGGCCAAGCGTTTATGTCAACACGCTTGGTCATAGTGACTGGCTTTTTTTTAATCGCCATAACTAACTACCTTACAAAATAGGTAAGTTAATAAAGTCAACACGGGCAAAACCTTTGGCACTTGCCATGTGTTTGTTAAGATTCAAAAAGCTACGCTGATAATAGGCTTGCTTCATAATCAAGTCAGAATTAGTAGCCAATGGAATAAACATAGGTGCAATAGCATCACCCATCACAATCGGGTTACGGCCTACATCATTAGAACGGCCTACGCATAACATAGACGCTGTACCTGCGGCTTTATTGCCTGTCACGATTTTTGGTGTAAAGTAAACTTCATACTTACCAAACAAACGGCCTAAGCGATAAATACCTGCACGGGGGCTAACACCTGATTTTTCAAACAAGGTATTAGGCAACGAGCAAATAATGCCGCCTAATTGGTCATTAACGTACAAATGTGTAATGCCGTGGTCTAACGTGTCGGCAATCATTTGTTGGTCAACAGTAAACAAAGTTTGCTCAACATCCATGAAAATTTCAGAGACGTTTTTAGCGGCAAATTGCGCGGCTAAATTAAAGTCATGTGTGGTTGCATTGTTTGCAGCTACCAACATACCTAAATTTAAAGCGTAGTAATGCTGTTCATTGGTCAACTGAGTACGCAAGCTAAACAAGCTATTAGACGCTGGGTCTAAGTTCATTTCGTTACGCACTTGACCTTGTGTATCAATAGTCAACTCGGTTAAGGCGCGGTGTCCTGCGGCAAAATAAGCGTAAGATTCAGTATCAAAACCCAAGGTCGGGATTGCGGCTGTATTACGCTCATAGTCAACAAACACTTCGGCAATAACAGATGTATTATTAGGTAAGGCAGGGTTAAACAAAACAGCGATTGCGCCTGTGTCATTGTTTACCGTGCCGCTGATTGCATGGCTTGTTACGCCAACAATAGCAGTCCCACTAATAGAGGTTGTACCACCTAAACCGCCTGACTTTTGGTCATACGCAAACGGTAAGCCATTAACCATAATCACGGTGCGGCCAGCCATTAAAGTTAAACCTGCGCTTGCACCGTCCATTACAGTACGGCTACCGCTTACATATTTTGCACGGGCTGTACCTGTGTAGTTCGCTTGGTTGCCAGTTGTCAAAGCAAGCAAGCGATTAGGCATAATGTACGGGTCGCCATTAGCAACACCATCAAGTGAACCGCCATTACCATAACCGCCCCAATCTTTAGTAGCACGGTTTTTTAAGATAAGGCTACGCGCTTCGTTAGAACGAATATCGGCTGGGAAGTAACCAGCAAACGGGATAGCTTCGGCCATTGCAGACAAAATCGACACAGTAGCGCGATTAGGTTGCAAAGAGTAAGCGTCCATGTGTGACTCGGTTGCAGAGTCAAGGCGGATGTTTAAGTCTTTTAAACCCATTTGTGAGATTTTGGCGTTATGTAATGCTTGCTCGATAACATCGGCAGGTGCATCGCAACCGTGATTTTGGCGGTAAGCGTCCATACCACAAAGCACAGAATCAAAAACGTCTTTATGAAAGTTATCGTTTAACTTTTCAAAAACACCTGCCAAGGCAGTCGGGGTCTTTACGCTGTGGTCATTATCAATCGAATCAAACACATCACGGGTGCTTTTTGCACCATCGGCTAAACGTGCTTTTGCTGCTTCAAAGTATTTGCCTACTTCGGCTGTATTTGGATTTGCATAAATGCGTGTCATAAAACTATCCTCTATCTCATTAAATAGGATTTTTGGTTTGGATAGCGTTATGTTGGCATATAAAAAACATGGTTTTTTTGAGGGTTACATTTTTGAAAGGCGCAAAAAAGCCCACTTTTTAGGGTGGTCTAGGTGTGGTGTGGAGGTTTTCAGATTCAATATCAACCACCATATTTGCCGCGTTTTGTTTTTAAAAGTGAGGATTCCTAACAATTAGAAATTTCAAAAAGTTCTTTTCTCAAATACCCGACTTTACGGGTATTTGAATTTTGCAAAAAAAGCCCACTTTTTTAAGGTGGGCAACTCTCGCTTAAATCAAAAAACTAAGCTACTAACTCCTCTTGGCATAACCAGTAATAATCATCTTCATCAAAAACAGAGTCCAATTTGTTGTTTAACTCGTTTCTGACTTCTGCCAATAAATCAGCATAACTTGACCAGTTATCCCATCGTGCTTTTTGCGCTGTCATGGCTTGTACTTTGGCTAATGCGTCTGCTTCGTTTTCAACTACTACGCCATGTTTAGCGGCAAGTTTAGGATTTTTAACCGCGCCTTTAATTGCATTAAGCTGTTCTGCTATTTGTCGCTGTTTGCGGCTTGCAATACGCGCCATGGCCTCGGCTTCTTTTAACGCGCTATCATCAAAACCAAACAAGTCAAAAGTATCAGGTTCTTGGCCTTTTTCGCGTGTTAATGCCATTACCGCACGAATCGTATTAAGTGCATTATTAAGTGGTTTATGCTCTTGTAATACGCGCAAACCAACGGCTTGCATTGCGCTATTGCTTGGTGCAATGTTGGCAATCTCTGCGGCTGCTTGGTCGCTGATAATCTCGTTACGATGCAAGGTTTTTAACTCCTCGCTCCCCTTGCTTGCAATAGTAAAAGCACGTTGGCCAATGTGACGCGCAATTAAGCCCCTACGCTCCGCTTCATCTTCGCTAATCTCGCTATGCGTAAAGTAATCAACATAATCTTTTACCTTGCCTTGTCCATCACGAATGTTTAACTCGGCATCGAGCATCATGGCTTGTTTAGCGGTAAAGCCCTCTGACTCTTTGTGTACTTGGGCAGGGATTGTCTTTTCACCACTTCTACGCGCCAAGTCAGTACGGTGACGGCCTGATATGATTTCTAAGCGTCCGTCCGCACGTTCCCACACTTGAATAGGTGCTACGCCTGTACGGTCAAACTTTCCGCCCAATGCTTCAACTACACCTGATTCATCGTCTGCACCACTCTTAAATTGCGGCACATCTTCGGATAGACTTAATTTGCTTAATGGCAATTCAACCACGGCTAAACGCGGCAATTCTTCAACGGGTGAATCATCGCCATCTTGAATAGGGTCTCCAAATAAATCAAAACCTTGACTTTGTATAGGGTCGCCAAACATATCAAGCTCAATATCAGGCTCGGCTTGTTTGAGTGTTAAGCCTGCTAACATAGCAAGGCGTTTGATGTTGCCCTCACTGCTATCTGTTAAAGCCGTTTTTATGGCCTTTAGTGTTTGGTTAAAATCAATGGCAGGGGTGAAGTTAAAACTGCCTATGTCATCGTATTTTGCTGATTCTGCTTTAGCAATATGGCCAATAAGACGGGCTTTTGAGAATCGCATTTTATCGCCATTCTCAAAAGTAAAATCTACCATTTTGTCAGTTGAAGTCATGCTTTTAACAACCGCTGTTGAGCCAAAATTAAAAACAATAGAGTCACCAATTTTTACATCACCTGCCATTATTGCGGGATGTTTCCCTATGCCCTGCAAATGAATGGTTTCATTGCTTGGTAATGGCTGAACTGGCTTTTTAACCACTGAATCTTGAGATTTTACGGGTTGAACACTGGCAGTCTCTACCACTTTAATAGGATCATAATTGCCTTGGTCATTGTATAAATACAGACTATTAAATGCCGTGGGGATATTATCAAGCGTATAGCATTCTTGTTGCCACTTACGCATTTCTCGGCGCACTGTTTCCTTCAAAGAGTCCATTTTTGCGGCGTTACGCCACATATTCGCACTCTTTGTTGTTGCTTGTGCGCGTGATGTTGACCGACCACGCATAGCAATAGCCGCATTTTTATTACTTAACCCGTCTAAAATAGCGGCCTGTTTAAATAAGTAATTACGTTGATCGGATGTCATAGGATTAACAGTTACGGGCTTTTCAACCTGCTGCCCTCTTGTCTGCACAAACATATCATTTTGTCCGTAACTAGCGGCAACATCGGACGGCATTGAGCTACCCGACAATCTAAAATCACCAACCTGCCTATCAGCAAATGCCTTGTCTTTAGCAGCTTTTTCTTCGGCTTGGCGTTTGGCTTCGGCTGCTTTTAATACGGCCTCTTGTGCGCGTAAATCGGCTTCGGTGTAGGTGGATAGAGTGAAGTCAGTAGGACTAGGCTTTTTAATACTCAATCCTGCCACATCCGCCAAAGCCTGTATATTTTCATCACTAGGCACGTCTAATGCTTGGCGCATGGCGGCAAGAATGGCTTGTGGGTCAATGCCACCAACCGCATCATAAACAGGCTTTTCTACGGCAAAATCTTCTAACTTCTTGCCGTGGTAATTGATAGCCCCTAACAACCAATCAGGCATACTACCTAAGCCGTCCCAAGTGTTGTATTTATTGGTGTTTTGTTGGTATTTAATCGGCAAGTTATTAAAACTTAAACCGTTATTAAATTGCGCCATGGTGGGTATTTGTGAATCTTTAAGCCACTTTAAAAAGATAGTGCTACGGTTGTATTTTTCGACCACATCACCGTCTTTGTTTTTCTCCACAAATACCCCAAAAAGCGTCTTGGTAATATCCTTACGCTTTAAGCCCTCACCACTCACAATATATTTGCTACGGTCAGGATAAATTTCAAGGCCATATTCTGCTAAGGCTTCATCAATACGCGGCTTACGCGGCTTAATGTTTATGTTCTCTATAGCGTCAAAAAGGTCTTCTATATCGTCATAATGCGATAAGTTTTTACTTACAAAACCTGTTGTAACATCGCTTTTGTTTCCGTGCTTCTCAAAAACATAAATTTTAGTATTTACCGCCGTACCAGCATTTTTAAAGGTTGAGCTAGGCAAAGCAAATTCGGCTACTTGGTAAATCCCTGCAAAATAGCCTTTGTTTGAATAGTCAACAATCAAATTATCCATATTGCCACTTGGCAACAAGGCAACCACACGCCCACCAATTCGCAAATGTTCAAATGCTTTTACCAAGTGTTTAATAGCGATTGCGCCACCATTGCCAAACGGCGGATTCATCACAATAGAATCATATTTGTTGCTTGAGCCATGACTCTCAAATGAATCAATAATCACATTAGCATTGGTGTTATTCATTCGCGCACGGCTTGCCAATGACTCGCTTGGCTCAATAAACGTCACACTTGCATCGCTTGGCATATAACGGCCAATAGCCCCATCACCTGCGGACGGCTCTAAAATATCATCGCCACTATGCGCCCCTGATAAATTGACCATAAACAGGCCAACGGGTTCAGGTGTGGCATACCATTCTTTACCCTCACGGTCTTGACGTTTTGCAGTCACTTTTTGCTTTACCCAATAATCAGATTTTGCACGTTCAAAGGGCGTTAATTTGTTAATACGGGCGTTTTCTTCGTCATACGCCTTGCCGCCTATACCGTCATTTTCGGACGGCTCAAAGTATTCTGCTTCTTCGTATGCTTGCACCAAAGCGTCTTTAATACTCACTACGGCTGACTCGCCTTGAGCAAGGTTATCCACCGTTTCGGCACGTTCTGCAATTTTTTGAGAAAAGGCGCTACGTTCCCAATTTGTCCCCGTGGTTAAGTAGCGTTGTATGGCGTTTGACGCTTGGCCTACGCGATAAATACGCCCCTCTGTTTGACGCAATTTAGCTGGCTTGCTAGGCATACCGATATTGATAATTACGCGCTGGTGTGCGCCTGTGGTGTCGTGAAAGCTAATACCCGTTGCCCCTGCATCGGATTGAGCAATCAATACATTATGCCCGTTGTTGTCGGTATTAAATAAGTCTGCGTTTTTGCTGCGTTGCCCTTTGGCCACTCTACCGTTGTATAGCAAAGCATCGGGGAACGCTTTTTTAATAGTGGTTATTGGTGCATCTAAGTCTAAATCTAACGCAATTAAATCAGGTCTTGCTCTTTTAAAATCTTCATATTGTGATTCAACCGCGCCTACGTCATTTTGTGTTGCACCACCCACATATACAAAGGGATTGCTACCGCCGCCTTCGTTGTAGTCATGGAATACAATCACTTTACGACCTAGTGCAATATGTTTTTTGATTTGTTCAATAGCTTCTTGCGCTTTGATTGCCTCAAGTAACTGCAATCGTGCCAAATAGTCAAAACGCTTATTTAAAACTCGCAATAAATCGCTGTATTTGCTTTTACCGTCTTTGTCTTTGGTATCCCATAAATAACTAAAACCCTCGTCAATCTCTTTACCAATTTCGCTATTCACTAAAACGAATTTACGGTCATAGTCAAACGGCACGGATAAATCACGGCCTGACATTGCGCCCTCTGTTTTTAGTTTTTCGGCAAATTTACGCTCTAAAATGCCGACATCCACACGACCATCGGGGCGCGTTAATCGGTTAGTCCGCATTTTGTAGCCAAAATTATCCATGTAAAAGCGTTCGTACTCATTGCCTGAGTTATAAGCCAATCCCATTGTTTCGGTATCATTGCTAAACTTATCTTTTGGCGGTACAAAGTCAAACAGATAACCCTCTGCCCAATCTAAAGTTTTAACGTAGCTAAATGGTGTTGCTGTTAAAAAGATAACCTTAGTGCGGCCTTTGGGTTGTTCTGCCCACGTTTTTTGCCATTGTTCGCGTAGTGGCTTTTTAAATTGCTCCCATGCGCTTACTTCGTCTTGGTTATAAATAGGATTACCTGTTTCGGGGTTTTCACCAATAGGCTTAGGGTCTTTTTCGGCATGGCGCATTTTCACCCATTCACCAAAGCCCGAATGATGGCCTGACAATGCGCGTAACTTGGCTAAAGCATTGGTATTTTCGCCCTTTTCGCCTTGCATTAAATTGTGTGCTTCATCAACCACAATTAAATCCCAATCGCGCTTGCCAAGCATAAGGTTTTGAGCAAGGTTGGCGTAGGTTGTAGCGACAATTTTGTCTTTGCCGTTATCCGTTACACCGTCCAAATGGTGAATATCAAGATTAAGAGCTTTAGCAGACTTAACAAAATCACGGATAATTTTGTCATTCATCGACACAATCAAAATGTTCTTTTTGCCTGCATTGGCAAAGCGTTTTACCGCGCCTAAACCTGTAAAGGTCTTACCCGTGCCTGTGCCATTGGTAAAAAGCATACCGTTTTTATTATCTTCAATTAAACGCTTTTCTAGCTTGGCTACATCATCGCGCTGTTCGGGCAACAAATACGGCAATGCTTTGTCGATATTAGCAACATCACCCCATTGCGTAGGCGTTCCCTCTGCCTTTAATTGTGCGGCCTCTTTATCGTTTTGCGTTACGCTTCCAGCTCTAGTAGAAGTGCGTACAATTGCGCTATCTCGGCTTCGCTCATTAGGTGTTCGTGGCTCATTAGTGCGGCTGCCTCGGCTGCTCTGAGTGGTGGTATTACCGCCTCTAGCTCCACGCTGTTTTGGTCTATCAGAAACGACTGTATCGCCTCTCGTTCCGATACCAATACCATCATCTTCTGATAGGCTAGTGCTACTGTCTCGCTCACTTCCTCCTCGCGCATCAAGTCCGTTGACTGGCGGTCTAGCCATACGTCCAAGTTTGGCTGATTCATCATCATTGCCATTTTCAACACTTTGTTGTTGATTAGCTCCGATTGTGTTGTCGCTATCTGATTCCATAGCGTTGCTGGTACTTGGTACATTGTTTTCACCCTGATTAAAATCATTTATAACAAACCAAAGCCCTTTTTGGCCTTTGATTTTAGAATCACCATTATCATCATAGTCAGCAAGATTAACGCCTGCTAACTGATAAATATATTCCTTAAGGTCAAGCCAATCACCACGCTTAGATACCTTTGCTGTGTATGCTGCACCGCCCAATGGCACTTTTTTTACATCATCACGATAACGCAATTCTAAAGTAGATTTATCGTTATCGGCTCTTGCAATTTGGAATTTATCAAAAAATCCAGTCTCTTTTAAACGCTTGGTAATCGTTGCTAAATCATCACTATCACCATAGGTTTGCAACCATTTTACAAACGATTTTGCAATGTTTACTTGTGCTGCAATAATCGGCAAATAGCCGACTTTATTAGGAATTTCAGGATTATCATAAATAGACTTATCAACTGATAATAATTTTTCTACACCGTCATTGGTTAATACCATGCCATTTTTAACAAAGATAATGCCAACATCTGACTTGATTTTGACTTTCTTCATTTCATAGCCAGCTTGCTGTGCTGCTCTTATTCTCTTTAATTTTTCTACTGCATAGGCTGGTGGTTCTTTCCCATTTACAGTGATACTTGCTGTCATTTTTAACATATCAAGGTCGCCTCGATTGTTAAAAACAACATCTATTTTATTGGCATCCATACGCTCATATTCAGGTTGTGTACTCCACTTAAATCTTGGCTTCCACGGTAATAAAACATCTTCTAGTTTTAACGCCTGTCTTTTTAATGTTTCTTGAGATGTAATAGGCTCGGTAACGCTTGTTGGCGTGTAAGTTGGTGGGGCTTCATTTGTTGGTGATAACTGCTTATAAAAGCCAGTCCAATCAATGCCCGACTCTTTTAAGACTTTTTCGTTTAAATGCTTTGCAAGTTCATCTTTACGCTTGATATTGTCGTCTTTGACTTGTTGATACTCTTTACGTTCCCAATTCTCAAGCGTAGGGTCTGCTAGTTTTTCATCAACATAAGTACCATTTACTAAATCGTAATACTCTTTAACCATATCTTTTATGGCAGGGTCTAGTCCTGTCGCATCTTGCATCAAACTAGGCATTTGTTTTTGTTTGCGAGTAGTCACAAACATATCGCCTTGACCATAACTGGCTGCAACATCGGACGGTAAGCTGCTACCTGACAATCTAAAATCATTCAATTCTTTGTCGGCTTGCGCTTTTAAACGCGCTTTTTCTTCGGCTTCGCGTTTTTGTTGCTCAATCAATTTTATTTCATTTTCTTTAGCTAAACGCTCGGCCTCACTTTGGCTTGATAATGTAAAATCTTCCGATTCGTCATTTTCTGCCTGTGGCACATTGCCAAAATTGTACTTGCTTGTGCTGCTTAATGCCTTAGCTCTATTTAAAACAGACTCGGTATATTCGGATTCCTCATTATCAACTTTAAACCATACAGAATTATTTTCTTCTACAATCACTACCCCGTCCATGTTTATATGCTGTGCGGCTTTGATTTTTTCTAAAAATTCACGGGTGTAAGTACGACTTAACCCAATATAACTAAGTTTGTAGTCAACAATTTTCCCGTCTTCGTTTAAAGAATGTAAGTAAACGGTTGAATCATCACTACTATTAAAACGGCTACCTTTAAAGTGTTCTGCAATCACTTTAACTAACTCCCTAGACGCACCATCTGTCCAAGACACATTAACGCTGCCGTATGCCGTGCCACGCGCTATACCTACTTTAAACTTGGTATCAGGGAACAGCTTTGTTAAAGTCTTTTTGAGTAGTTTTGCACTTTCTTTAGGCTCTAAGTTAATTTCGGGATTTTTGTATTTTTTGGAGGCTGGCTTAAACTTACGCTCTAGTCCTTTGATGTTGTTGTCTTCATCTTTTACTAAAGTGTCGCTTTGTAGAGTGGTTACAGGCTCGTTTTGAGGCGTTACAGTGCTTGCTTGCTCTACACTTTCGTTTTGAGTATCCACGCCTAAGTGCTTTTCACGAATAAACCAACCACCATCTTTTTTAAATGTATATTCATCAATCGCTTTAGCTTCGGCATAGCTTAAATCGGTACGCACTACACCCTTAATGACTTTGCTTTTTTTGGTTGTATGCTCTACCACTTCAATTTTTAATGATTCTTTTTTGATGGTCAAATTGGCCGCGTCTGCCAATGCAAAGATATTAGCCTCTGTCGGTTGTGCTAAGGCGGATTTCATGGCTTTTAAAATGGGGGCAATAGCTAAAGATGGCATAAAAAACACTCAAGCAAAATTATTAAACTTGGCTTAGTTTATTATGATTTTGTGGTGTACTTTTGGCAGGGTTACAGGTAATAAAAAGCCCCTGTTACGGGGCTTTTACACGATTAAACGCAACACATTAAACAGAGGGCAAAACCAAACGTAACTGCCCTTTTGCTTTACATGACTGATAGCATCGTGCCGTAAAGTCTTCGTAATCAAGCGAGGATAAAGCGATTGCCTCTATTTTGGTAATTTGTTGGTCAAGTTGTTTTTCACCGCCTTTACTTAGCCATTGGTGCATTTTTTCACTATCTTTTTTACGAGTCTTTACTTCGGCTAATACGTCAATCGGTAAAATCTCGCCATAAACCCATTTAAGCGTAATTTGTCCAAAAACAGACGGTGTACCTTGATGATGACCGTTATAATTTGTTTTGGTGACTTTGGCTAAAGCGTGATAAAAACTGGGTGTAAAACGTAATTCCCATTCTGATACGGTGTCTGCTAACAGCAGCTTAATCATATTGGGAGGTTCGTAACTGGCACGAACAATGCTATCTATTTGCTCATCACACCAAATAGCAAAATCAATATCTAACCATTGAGCAAAACGAACGGCAAGTTTTGGGTGTAGCCAAGTACCTTGCTCAAAATTTAATGAGTTGCCTTTTTTAGTTTTCACAAAATCAGTGAAGTGAGATTTTCTCACATCACTTTTTTGATTCTCTCGCTTAACTAGAGCGTCAATATATTTTTCTGTTTCAGGTAGGCGCAACCAATCAATCGGTCGTTTATCAAAACGCTTTGCTGCCTCAGTCGCATTAAACCAACCTGCATCAGTAAAACTATACACTTGACCGCTAAAATCTATTTTAAGAACATTACTCATATAACACCTCACGCACCACAATAAAAGTGCAGACAGGCGGTTGGTGGTGTAATGTCTTCCGCTTTTCGGGAGCTACCCTAGTCTGCGGTTATTATGGTAATGACAAAAAACAGGGACTTTAGACAGGGTTACATCTTCAACAGGCAACAAAAAGCCCCAATCAAGGGGCTTAGTGACTTGCGGTCGTTTAGTCTAAAACAACGTAGTTATTGGCAACCGCAATCTGTCTTGTTGCGTTTCTTAGAGCTTCAATTATCAATGATTTAGTGTCTTCATCAATGCTTTCGGTATTCAACGTATTGACGGCTAACTCTAACTCTTGCATCTTCTCTTTAGATTCAAAAAGATTAATTTCATCATTCACAATTTGCTTTAGCAAGGCCGTGTAATCTGTCACTATGGCTTCTACACTTTCACCACCTAACGCAATTAACGCCTCATTCACTGCATCAATAGCATCTAAAGTTGCTAAGGTGTCGTCTTTGGCTTGCTCTAATTGCGCTAAAGCCTCTGTTAAATTATCGGTTAATTCCAATAAGAGTAACGTATCCATTATTGCACCTCTGCCAATTTTGCGGCTGCTTTAGTTTTAGCGTAAGTAGCGTATGTTTTGGCGGCTTTATCTGCCAATGCTAACATTTCGGTATCACTTGCATCTTTAGCTCTTAAAATGATTTCGCGGATTTTTGCAGTAATACCTTTGGCTTCTAAGTCTGCTTCACCATCAATAATTGTCTGTAGGTAATCGCGGTCTGGGTTCGTCATAGGAGGCTCGCTTACAGGTTGTTCAGGCTGCGTTACGGGCGCGACTGTGGCTGGCTTACCATCAGGATATTTAGCAAAATCCCATTCGCCTAATGCGTAATCTTCGGTATTGCCCACCTTGCTAATGTAATACTTGCCGTCTTTTTCAATGTAAATGTTTTCAGCACTGATTGACTCAATGTTAGCAACCCCTAGAGACGGCAAATCTACCGTATCAAGTGTTGTGCTATTTTTTACTTTTTGGTACTCAATCTCAGGCAATATGGATTTAGTCAAAAAAAGCTCCATCTTTGCAATAATCTCTTTTGGCGTTTCAGGGCTGCTTGCGCCAATATCATTAAATCTTTGATAACTAAATTTATCAAAATCCTTTTTCGTTTTTGGGTCATCTGCGTAAATATGGACGCTATTAAAGATAATGCCCTGACTAGAATCGGGAATCGTTCTTAACTCAACACGGATTGTATTAGTGTCAATTTTGCCCTGTTTTCTAATCCATGCCGCCGTACTTCTCGTAATGTCGCCAATAGACTTTTCTGCATCGCTCAAATCAAAAATATAACCTTTTGGCAATACCAAGCGACTAGCCAAGCCTTTAAACTCTGCCAATAACTCTTTTTTGACTTCGTTATCATCAAAAATATCAATATCCTTAACCAATCTA